GCGGCTATCACATCGACCACATAATGCCGCTGGCTTTAGGGGGATCGAACTGGCCGAGCAACCTGCAGGGGTTGTGCGCGCCCTGTAATTTGAGCAAAGGCGCCAAACACCCAATAGATTTTGCGCAAGAAAAAGGGCGGCTGTTGTGAGCCGCCCTTAAAAAAGTTGTTCAGTCGGTTTACGGTGCCGGTGTGATTCCGTCCAAATAGCGCACGGTTTCTCGGACCTGGATAAGCTGCCCGACTCGACCCATGCCGGGGACCGAAAATTGACCCCAACCGTCCTGATAAACCGGCAGGAGTCGATAGGTCATTGGCATGGGCAATTCCATCGCGTCGGACGAATTGCGATAGCCAACCGCGCGGCCCTGGCCGGTAACGGCTGCGTCCGTTGCGGCGTCGGCGAGCATGGGCATCTCGCGGATTGTAACCGGGCGACCGGTGCGAGTCGTATAGACGTTATTCGCCATGAACCACTGCAGGATGGTCGAGTTCGGCGAAGTCACACCGAACGGAGTCACCGAGATGTAGTTCATTGCCGCGGGCGGGAGCAGGATGGTGTCGCCGATCAGCGAAGCCATGATGCCCGTAACGAGCGCCGGGCCCATAAGCAGCGAGTTCAACTCGGCAACGATCTGCTCTGCCGTCTTGAGGCCAACGCCGGATGCGTTAACCCAGTTGCGCGCGCTGCCCGTGCCGGTGTTTGGCGAAAGGGCGGGCGTCACCCCGGCGAGGTTGAGCAGCCCAGTCCATCCGGGATGGCCAGCGCCGTAAAGCGCTGTCTCGGCGCAGAAGATGTCCGCGGCCTGACGAGCGGCAATGGCCTTGCGAGCGGTGAGCGGGTAGCCCGCAAACATCGCTTTTCCAACCTCTTCCAAATTATAGTTGTACCCGACCGCATACATCGCAAACTGCGACGAGACGCTGATGAGGCTAACGTCGGCGAGCGGAACGTCCTTGGCATAGCCCGACTGCCACTGCGCGGCGCCGGTGAGGTCGCCGACTTGGAAGTCGACACCGCTCGCCCATTCGGCGTAATCAGTGTTTACGGGCACCAGTTCGGCCCAGTTTACGAGGTCATATTCCTGTTCGAACGCTCGGCTCGAAAGGACCGTGGTCTGCTGACGGAGAAATGCCAGACCCTGTGCGTCGGTGATATTCATAATTAGCTACTCCCTTACGACGCAGCGGTGATTGCGGCGCTGTCAGGCGCAACGCGGAAACGGATGACCGCCGGCTCGCCGATTTTGGCGGGCTGGTCATAACGACAGCCGGGGAGCAGCAAGAAGCCCGTGCCCGTTGCCGCTCGAAACGTATTATCGGCGGGGTTCCACCAGACGAGCCCCTGCGCGGAAAGCGCAGCGCCAGCCGGTGCGCCGAAGATAACGCCCTCGTCCGCAACACCGATCTTTTCGCCATCGGCATAAACGGTCTGGGTCGTTCCGGCGGTCGTGATATTCTCGCGGGTGAAACCGGCGAAAACCTCGGTCGTGGCGAGCGCTTTAACGATCGCGGTGCCGTCGTCGGCAACGCCGTTACGCGATACGGGATGGCCAAACCCGATCGGCTTGGCCGCCGTGCCGGAGACGAACGCCGTGAAAGCGTTCCACTCTTCCATGTTCTGGAACTGGCCCGGCTTGCCCTTCGCGGGCTTCGTCAGGGGGGTGGGAAGAATTGCCATTGTTCGGTGCTCCTTAAGCGCGCTTGGTCATGCGGGCGAGATAGCCAGCGTGAGCATCGTCGTTCGCAACGGTCTTGCCCGCCGCATCGGTCACGGCGTCGGACAGCGCGCCCTTGCCGTCTTCAACGAGGCCATCGAAGCGTGCAGCGACATAATCGTCCGACTTGCCCGCAGCGACTGCATCGCCCAGCTTCGCCACAACGGCGGCGCGGCGGATGTCTGCGGCGCTCTTGCCGGCCGTATCGCCGAGCTTGTCGCCAACGATGGCGCGCGCCCGCGAAACGACTTCGGCCTTTTCGTCGGCCAGCTTGTCGATAGCCGCCTGATCGGGCGCGCTCGCCTTGAGCGTCTCGATCTCGGCATCCTTGGCGGCGAGGTCGCGGTCGCGGGCCGCAACATCGGCGGTCAGCGCAGTGATGGTCGCCTGAGCGTCGGCGAGCGAGGCGTCACGCTTCGCAAGCGCCGCCTCAGCCGCATCGGTGACGAGCAAGGGAAGCCCGTCGAACGTAATAGTTTTCGTGGTCACGATCGGACCCTCCTTCTCTGTGGGTGGGAACGAATCCCCGATAAATGTTCCGGCGCGGGGGTTAGCCACGATGGCGATGTGATTGCCTTGGATCGGCCCGACCATGCGGCCATCATAAGCCTCGCCGCTATCCGTAACGCCCGCGGTCATGTCGACTTCGACGGCGTAACCGGCGCTTAGCCCGCGCTTGCCTGCTTCAACCGCATCGATAGCGGCGCGGTCGGTGAGCATGAGCGGCACAACGACAAACTCACCGTCGCGTCGGATTTCGCCGCCCGAGATGCCGCGTGCCAGGTCGCGATAGTTATCCGGCGTCACGTCGCTGGCGGGATGGTCCAACGTGATTGGCTTATACGCCCACGTGGCCATGCTCGCATCGCTAAACACGGTTTCTTCGGGCCGATAGATGTTCAGAACGGCTTTATCGTGGCGACCCATCTCGTAACCGGCGTATTGATACATGCCGGTGCGGGCGATACGCGCCTCGACGAGCATACGCCCATCGGGGAGGCGCGTAACGTCGCCAGTGGTTAATTTATCGGACACGCAAAGCTTCATGGGGCGGCACTGTAGCGCGGGGCGGGGGGATTGGCTATTGACGGCGGTGTCAGACCCGCACCGGGGTGAAAATAATTGTTGACGGGTTCGTCAATAGACGCCATACAGGTTTCAACGAGAGGCAATCCCGCCTTTCTTCTTTCTGGAGGTCCCTATGACCCCTCGTTTTCGCATTCTCGCCACCGACACAGCCACTGGTGAGGAGTTCGAATGCTTCACTTGGACTCGTGATGCGGCTTCTGGAATCCGTCGCGCCTATTCCGACGCGGAACGCTTCGGAATGATTATCCGTGACGCTCGCGCGGAGGCCGTCTAAATGGCTTTTGCGTGGGAGCCTAACAGCTTTGGCGGGTTTAGCGCCAAGATGCCCAACAACGTTACTCTCGTTGTAACCCCCGACCGCCTTGCCCGCGGGTTTACGCCAAAGCCCGCGAGGGGGACGGGATGGCACGCTCAGTGCTCCCATTGGGATGAAGCGACACGCTGCATGTCTCGTTTTGGCCGTTGCGAATACGGCAACCTTCAAAAGACCGCAAAAGACGCGATGCGGTTAGCCGAGGAAATTTACTCGGCGGCCCTCTAGCCCACCTCCTCAGCCGTAACAGCCTCGCCCTCGAGCCGCAGCCAAGCCTGCCGCGTGCACGAACAGTGAATCAAGTCGCCGGGAAGGTCCGCAGGCGGGGGCCGCAAACCCAACCGCTCGGCCTCTTCGGCGGTGTTCGCATAATGCTTATTATCGCGGGCGAGATGCTCGGGCCGATAATTTACAACATGGCTGCTGCGCCACACCCATTCCGTGAGGCCCATCTCGGCTTGCCGCGCACGATCCAACGCCGCACTCAGCTTCACCGTTTGGTCGGCAGCGATGTTATTAGCGCGGCGCCGACCAATCCCGGCAACCTCTGCAATCTCGCGCCCGATCGTCCGCGGTGGTGTGTTCGACCGAAAGCCCGCGAAAAATACGTTAGCGATTCGCTGCCGCATATCCTCCGACACGTTACGGATGAGCGACGTGTTCCATGCGAGCGCCTCTTGCACGGTCTGGCGCACGTCGAACGGGCTGAGCATCGTGGTTAGATCGATACCGGTGGCCGACAGCGCGCCGCTTATGACGCGGTTGCGGTGCCAACGCTCGACACCCGACGCCCACACATCGAGCGCGCCGCCCGTAACGGTGAGGTTCGCGACGAGCACGGCGATCTCGTTGGCGAGCATCCCCTCTTTCGCTTCGTATTCGGGGATCGTATCGGTGATCGTCGCGCGATACTCGGGCAGCAGCCGGCGGGTTGCGCCGTTGATCCACGCTGTGACGACCTGGAGGTATATGCCGCGCAACTGGTCGCGCTGCGCCTTGGTCGGCACGATTTTGGGTAGCGGGCGGCTGCGTCGGACGCCGTTCGCGCGGGCTAGGGCTTCGAGGTTGATGGGCATACCTAACCCTCCTCGATCCCGGCTTTCCAATCCAGGTCAAGCGGCTCGAAAATCTCCGGCCCGAACTGCAACTCGCCGCTATATGGAACGATCTTCGCGAGGTCTAATCCTTCTGGCGCTTCATAGGTAAGCGTGATGTGCGGCAAATATTCGGGAAAATCATGCGACGCCCCGTTGCGGATCATATCATCGTGGCGGCTAACGAGCGACCACGACGCGAATTGAAGCACAACGGCGCCCTCGCCGAAGCGTTCCAACGCGCGCGGCCCGCCCGGCTTGATCGTCATGCCTCCTTTTTCGTCGCTGTCCCAAGCTTCGCCCATTTTCATCGGATCGACGGGTTGGCGGCTGTAGAGGACCGTAACGTGCATATCGTCGGCGGTGAGCGTCTGCTTAAATCCGTTCGCCTTGGCCCATTTGATGAGGTCCGCGCCGTTCAGCAAATCGCGCCGCACGTAAAGCGGCTGCGGGGCCGCATCAGTCAGGCCGGGGGGCAGCGTCGGCTCAGCCTCAGGCGGGTCGAACTCTTCCGGCTCAGCCTCAGCGGCCAATCCCGGCCACATATCCGACTCGGCCATAGCGAGCCGCGTGCTCGCCGCAAGATCATCGCCGAACGCCCCGGTGTTAACGTACACAGCGAACGTATCGGCGCGCTTCTTCTCAATGTCCCAGCGTTCCGTCTCGCTCAACTGGCTGAGCGGCGCGAAGCTGAAATACGGCACCTCGCTCTGCCCGACGTTCGCCGCAAGGAACGGATCGAGCCGATCAAGCACGGGGCGCAACTCGGTCTCTTGCCGCGAGTTGACCGCCTTCTCAAAGTCTTTCTGTTCGCTATCGCCGCTCGCGTTCAGCCCGCCCGGTGCGACGCCGGCCAACCGCGTGACGGGGATGTCCGTCTCGGCCGCCACACGCGCAATGAACGCTTCCATAAGCGCCGGGTAGCCCGTCACGTTAAGCTGGCGCGTCTCCCACTTATCGCCGGGGTTGCGGTCGGTACCATCGCCGCCATCGAGCAGCCGAACATTGAACATCGACTGCATCAGGCTGGCCGCAGCGATGCGCTTCGTGACTTGCGACTCGCCCTCGCACGACAGGAGCAACTGGCCCAAGCCGGGGATGCTGATCGTGTCGGCCTTGATCTCCGGCAGCAACGCCGCGACGGTCTGGTGCACGAGGTCGGAGTTGCTCAGCGCGCCCCACAGGCTCGTCAGGAGCGGGTCGCCCCAGAAGCGCCCCTCGGTTAGCGGGTCGGGCAGCGCCTGGCCGATGAGCGGGATAACGCGCGACGGATCAACCAGCGTGCTCATGCTGTCGGTCAGGCGATAATATTCGGGTTCGCCATAGAAGGGGCTCGTCGGGTCGCGATCGATCGCCTCGACGCGCAACTGGTCCGGGCTGAGCACGTGGATAAACGACAGGTCGCCTGGCCGCATCGTTTCGGGGGTGATCGGGTCGGACGGAGCGCCGCGGTTGATGCCGAGCAGCAATGCGCCGCCCCCATAGAGCCGCGCGCGCTGTGCGAGGAGGCGCAGCTTGGGCCACACCTTCAGGCGCGTTTCTTCCGCATAGAGCGCGTCGAGTTCGTCGCCCTTGGTCTGCCAATCGCGGCCCGCCCGCGTCATTTCGAGCGGATAGATGTCATGCACCTTGCGCGTCAAACCGCTGGAGCGATACGCGTTGTTCACCTCGAAGCTGGTGACTTGCCGAACGGCGAAGGTGTTGTAAACGTTTTTATCGCGGCCCGTTCCGAGGCCGGATATCACGTTCATCAGGTCATCGGTTGCGCGCATGGGGCCGCACTGTAGCGGGGTGGGGGGCGGTTAGCAAGGTGGCGCGTCCGGCAAGGGCATCCAATGGGTGGCGGACCCGTGATATGACACGGAACTCCACTGCCCCCTTCGTTCCCCCGTGCTATAAGCATCAACGACCATCAGCCACCGGCCATCCCTCCAATCCTGCCACGCCAGCAACACCGCTCGGTTATGCCTGGGTGGGTCGCTCTCGATACTGCGCCATTCACTCACGGGTTCATCCTCGCGTTCCATCGGTCGTCAAATTCTGCATCGCGCGCATCTAGCCATGCTTGGTCGGGGTCGTCGCGGCAGGCGGACGGCGCGCGTTGCATACATGTTCGGAGTGAACATTTCGGGCACTCCCGATCATCGCTCGAATATGCAGTGCCGCAATCGTAACATGCGATCGTGCAACAGCGGCCCGCTTGGCGGCAGTCGTTCACCCGGCATGTCATCACTCAAACGCCTCCCGCAACGTGCGCGCCATTGCAATCGCTTCCTCGGGTCCGTCGGCGCCTAGGGCACAGCAGAGGTCGTGGCAGCACCGCGCGAGCGATTGGATCGCGTGGACCGGGTCGTCCGGCTCGAGCCCTTCCGGCACCCAGAGCGCATCGGTCGCCATAATCGCTCCCTCCACATCGTCGAGCGTGGCTCGCAGTTCGCGACGCTCATCGTCTATGCCGTCGTCGGCTTCCTCGAGCGCGCCGAACTCATCCAACCGACCCAACAAACCGAGCGCCATATCGGCCTCAGGCGCGTTGCTCGCGTGCAACCGCTCCAGCCATTCGCGTGCTTGGTCTATCATGCCTCTGTGACTCCTTCAAACCCGCACGATAGCGCCGAGTGACGGAGGCGTCAAGCGTTTACCAGCCGGCTAGGGTGTATGTGCTGCCCGACGCAAGCTCTAGGAACGCGTGGGCCGCGGCGTCCAACTGATCGTCATGCGCGCCTGCGGGGAACAGGCATAGCTCGTCAAGGAACGGCTCAATCCATGCGTCGCGGTCGGCGTGGCCGGTCCGCAGGACCGACACGTTGCCCCCCTCGGCCTGAACCGCGAGTGGCTCCGCATTTTCCGCCTTGTTGCCGGTGGGGCGGACGACTTTAACGCGAAAGCCCGCAAGCTCCCGCACATATTGCTGCGCTTGGTCCTTGCCCGCTTGGCCGGGGTCTTGCGGCAACCGGACAACCGTTTCGCGCCCGTCGGTTTCGGCGCGCGACCGAACCGTGCGGTGCACGGTGAGGCTCGACCCTTGGAACCGATCGCACCCCTCGATGAGGTAATCCCCCTCGGCTCCGCGCGACATGACCACGCCTGCGGTCCAGTCGGGTTTGTTCGTCGCATTCTTTTCGGTCGCCGCCAAATCCCATGCGCGGACGCGGGTGCGGCGCCCCGACGGTATCGCTCCGACCAGCGGGAACCATGCGCGCTTGAACAGGCCGCCCTCGCGCGGCGCCGGTCGCTGTTGCAACTGACCCGCCGACGCGTAGCTGCCGAGCGTCTTTTCCAGTTCGGCGACGACATGCTCGGGGAATCGTTCGGGGAACATCAATTCGCCCGGTTCGGTTCGCCAGTCCCAATTGCTCGCGCGGTCGGGCTCGTATCGCATGGGAAGCATGACGTGCTCCCAATCCCATCCCTGCGACTTGATAAAGCCAGTCGGGTCGCGCTCGTGGAGCCGCTGCATCACGAGAATGATGGCCGACCGCTCGGGGTCGTTCATGCGGGTCGGCAGCGCCTCCTGAAACCAGAGGTTCACTTTCTCGCGCTCGGCTTCGCTGTTCGCGCCGCTCGCGCTGAGCGGGTCATCCACGAGGACGAATGAACCGCGGCGACCCGTGATGTTGCTGGGCGTAGCGACCGATCGGAAGCCCGTCGCGTTATTCTCAAAATTGAGTTTTTCGTTTTGGTCGCTGGTGAGCTTGACCGTAGCGCCCCACAATCGTTGGTACCATTCGCTACCGATCAGCCGACGGCATTTGAGGTTGTCGCGAATGCCGAGCGTCTGCTCATGCGCCACCCCGACGAACCGCTCGCCCGGGCGCCCCTGCGGCCCCCACAGCCACGCCGGGAGCATGACGCCTACCAGGGTGCTCTTCATCGTGCCAGGAGGCACGTTGAGGATCAGGCGGCGTATCTCGCCGCGCGCTACCGCCTCAAGGACGGAACAGACCACCTCGACGTGCTTGCCGTGCACGTAGGGGGTAGCGGGCTCGATGACGGGCCACGCGAGCCGCACGAAGTCGACGAACGATCGGCGGCACAACTCGCGCTGCGCTTCCCAGACGTGTTCAGCCGTTAACTGCAATGGCCGCCAACGCCCGGAGTTGTTCTTCGCTCAGCGCCGACAGGTCTAGCTTGAGCGGCTCGCCTTTCGGCCCGCTCAGTTCCTTGCGATCGACGAACGCGCCGATGATGCGGGCGGCGTTCTCGCGCGCCTTGTGGCGATCGGCGATCTTGATCTCATAGCCATCGCGAGTTTTCTTCACGCCCTCGTAGATGCGGGCCGCGGCGGGGCTTAGTTTGGTCGTGTCTTGCGGCACAACGCGCATCACGCCCTCGCCTTCGCACTCGGGGCACGACGGGTGGGGGGCTGCGGTACGACGGTAGCCGAAGCCCCCAGCGATGTCAGGTAGCGGCTCGGGCGGGTCGGCCTGCTCGGCTCGCTGGCACGCTTCGAGGAACTCGCGCTCTTTCCACTGGTAGAGGTGGTTATCGCCGTAACAGAAACGGCACGCTCCGATGCGGGTTGCGATCAATTCGTTGACCGGCGCTTCGGCGATATCGAGGAAATCGCGCAGTGCGTCGGTGACGGTCCACTCGGCTTTTTCGGCCGCTTGTTCACGCAGCTCTTTGATGCGCTCGGCGATTTTAGCGTTGCTTATCCAGCGCGTCGCTCCCACCGCATCGGCGTCCGTCGGTTCCGTTCCGTCGCCAGCGCGCGCCCAAGCATAAGCAACGCTTGGGCGCCGGTCGCTCGCCACAAGCTGCGCGAATTTTTCATGCCTGATATTTTTGAGCACGGTCATGCCACCGAGATAGGCCGTAGGGACGCGCCCGTCAAGCTAACCGGTATAGATTCGTTCCGGCCATCCAAGGAATCCGCAGAAAACCAAGGGTAAACCATACTAACCACAATAACCAGTATATATTTATCATTATCATAGATATTAGACATACGTGCATTTCTTATCATATGTACAATATCCCTATGGCGGAAGGGATCCCCGGTACGGGCTTTTTGCGGCGTGCTGGATTTCGACGTAAAAACAAGCGTTTACGGTGGCCGGAACAAAATCGAAAGTACTGGCCTTGACATCTCCCGCCGACTGCCGCATGTTCAATATTCAACAATTCCCCCGTTGGAGTAATTTATGGCCCATGTTGTTCCGCCCCCCTCGGGCGTTTATAATTTCGACTCACTGGAGTTTGGCGACTGGTGCGAGGTGTTCGGTCGGTCGCCGGGTGTGGTATCGACTGCGGTGTCTCGGTGGCACAAAAAGAACCTTGGAAAACGCCTTACGGTTAAGCCCCGAGAAGACGGCGCCGTCATAGTCCGTCGCATCGCCTGACCGGCCCGTCACGTTTCTTCCTTCCGATAGGTTTTTATGACCATTATTTTGCCCCCGAAATGGGAAATACCGTTGTCGCTCGGCTTCAGCGTTTTCCCCCTACCGCCTCAATTGAAGCGGCCAATCATCAAATGGAAGCCCTACCAGACGGAAATCGCGCCACGCGCGCTCATCAAACATTGGGCCGACCAACACCCCGACGGCAACGTGGCGATCGCGACCGGCGCGCTTAGCGGCGTCATCGGCTTCGACATGGATAACGAGGAAGCGGTGCTGCGGGCCTATGAGCGCGGTCTGCCCGACACGCTACTATGCCGCACCCCGCGAGGCCTTCACGCTTTCTTCAAGCACCCGGGCGGCCGGGTGAGCAACAGCGCCGAGATTGAGCCGGGTTGGGATTTGCGGGGCGATGGCGGGTTCCTCGTCGCGGCGGGCAGCTATTATGTGCCAACGCCGGCCGAACGCGCCGCCGGCAAGGTCGAGGGGAGGTACGAATGGGTCGACCCTACCAAGCCGATACTCGATGCGCCTGAGTGGGTTTACGCGGGCCATCGCCACGAGGTCATCGCGCGCGTTCCAATCCCTCCGGTCGAGTACCGCGGCGACAATCCTTACGGGCCGAAAGGTCTGGAGAACGAGTTGGCCATCCTGCGCGGTACGAGCGTCGGCGCCGGGCTCAACATGCAGATATTCAAAAGCGCGTCGGCCATCGCTCAACTTGTAGCGGGTGGGTGGCTTGACGAGGAACCGACATGGGTCGCGCTCGTGGAAGCGGTCGGCGATCTTGGCGACAACCCGGCGAAGGATTTGGACTCGCTCTCACGCGGATGGAACGCGGGCATAGAGCAGCCCCGCGAAGCGGGACGGCAGGACGCGCAAGCAGTGCTTGGCGACGGGCCGGCTCCGATCATGCCGCCGAGTGCGGTGCTAGCCCCAATCCCTTCGCCCCCGTCGGCTGTGCATGTCGGACCGCGCGAACGGCCCAGCGTCCTGTCGGCTTCGCAGTTTCCCGAATATTTCGACGGCGTAACCTATATCAACGGACGCGACGAGTTTTTCACCCCGCAAGGCCAGTTCCTGCGGCGAAGCGCCTTCGACGGAACATATGGCGGGCCGACATTCATGCTCGGCATGGCGGGGACCGGCCCGACCAAGAGCGCGAGCGATGCGTTCCTGAAGAATGAGACGGTGCAGATGCCGCGCGCCAATGCGGTTTGTTTTCGGCCGGAGGTTGACCCCGGCAAAATCCTGGAAGTGGAAGGACTGAAATTGCTTAACTGTTACGTGCCTATCGAAGTGCCGCGCGTCGAAGGCGACGCAACGCCGTTCGTCAACCACGTAAAGAAAATGCTCCCCGACGAGCACGACCAAGACATTCTGTTCCATTATATGGCCAGCCTCGTGCAAAACATCGGGGTAAAATTCCAATGGTGGCCGGTGCTGCAAGGAACGAAAGGCAACGGCAAGACACTGCTCATCACCGTCCTCAGCTATTGCATCGGCGACCGCTACACGCATCTCGTCAACCCCGAGGCCATGGTTAAAACCTCGAACCAGTTCAACGACTGGATCACCAACACGCTCTTTATCGGGATTGAGGAAGCCCGCACAAAGGACGGCCGGCGCGACCTGCTCGAATTGCTGAAGCCTATCGTCACGAACCGCAAGGTGGC